CCCTCTTTTGACTTTTACAGGTGACCATGTAGTTCCATAAGGATCTTTAAAACTTTCTGGATCACTTAAACCATCATCAATGAACCCAAAAGGTGCCATGTCTTGCTCTAACATATTTTGCTGTTCATCTACAAGTCTTGCTCGTATATCTTGATCTGTTAATTCTTTGAAATATGTCTGATTAGATAACCATGCAAACATAACTAAACATGTAACTAAATCGTCACTAGAACCCTCTTCGGCCTCATACTTTTCTTTACCTTTTAAAATATAAGTCGATAATTCTGCAATGATATCAAAGTCTTGTATGATTAATTTATCATGTTCTATCAATGCTTTTAAATTAGAACAACCAATTTTCTTTGTTGCTTTTGTTGTTCTTAAACCAAGTTGAGACTGTTTGCCACTAAAACCTGTACCTGCAATCTGACCTGATCGACCTCTTTGATTAACCATAATTAAATTATCATATTCTAAATCATATTGCATTGTATCTGCCACTTGACCACCAATATCATTTACTTCAATCAATACCTCTGCTTGATTATAACTTGTTGCAATCTTATGAATGATTTGTGGAAACACCAAAGGTTTAATTTCATTGTTTCGATATTTGGCAACAATCTTATATGGTATACTCGTTGCGTCTGTAACAATAAAAGCAGAATAATCATTTATTGTGCCTCTTGCAACATCAACCGTAATTACATACCTATGACTTTTTTTTGGCATTTCATAAACATCTAAACCTGCGTTAGATTGTTCTGGCACTATGTGAGACATTGATCTTAACTTTGTGCTATTAATAAGTGTATCAACACTACCTAAAAACTCACATTCAAATTCTGTTCTAAATTGTTGTTCACTTGTATTCTTTATTGTTTCTTCTTTCCATTTTTCGTCACGACCAGGTACCTCTGACCAATGAACCTCGATAGGCTTGTAACTATTACGTTCATGTATGGAATCATTCCACATTTTATAAAACATATTCATACCATGTGGTGTAGAAACTATCATTACTTTAGAAGACTTACCAGAAGATATTGTAGGATAAACTGAACTAAAAAATTGTTCAGCGATATTATTAGGTACGTATGCAAACTCATCAAGAAATATTATATTATATGAACCACCACGAACAGCACTTGATGATGTTGCGGCTGCAAGTATTCTACTACCGTTCTCTAATTCTAAACTACCTTTGTTCCAGTTGATAACACCTTGTTGTAACCATTTAGGTAAATTTTCATATGCAAGTTGTAAACGACCTAATAAGTCCCTTGCAATCGCTGCCTTGTTGGCAAGTATTGCAATATTAACATTTGCATTAAATATTGCATAGTGTAATAAGTATGCAATGATTGTTGTTGATTTACCAGATTGTCTAGGAAGTTTACAAATACTAAAACGATTATTATGAAACGTATCTACCATTTCTTTTTGAAAATTAAACATCTTGAATGGTTGTAAACCATGATCAAGTGTTACTATCTGTAAATAGTTTTCTATAAAGTAGATAGGATTATCTTGACATCTTAAAAATTCTTCTACTTGCTTTTTAGTAAATCGAACTCTTTGATTTGCTGCCTTTAGATTAGGGTTACCTAGGTATGTCTTTTCCATTTTTCTTTATCAATTTTTGTAATTCTGCTGTTGACCCAACAAATAAATTATTCTCTACTTTGTTAGGTCCTTTTATTACTTCATCATTTAATTTTTTCATCTTTTCTTGTAAGACTAAAAGTTTTTCAGTCACCTCACCTACATTTTTAATTAGTGTACCTGCAACCTCATATGCTCGTGGGTGGTCAGTATCTTTTGCCAATTGCACGATACCATCTATGGCGTCTTGACCTCTCTCAACAAGATTATATAAATTTTCACGACTATATTTGTAGTCGCTGTCTATATCCTCTTTTTCTTTAGGACGTGGTATAACTGGTTTATGCTCAACGGGTACGACATCTTTTTCAGCGATATCTAATATCTCGTTGAGCTTGTCCTCAACCTTTTTCATTAACTATCTTTATCTGTACCAGATACAGGATCGTAATCGTTAGCGTCTTGAAAGAAAGAACGTTCTTCATTAAACCCAAAGTTATCATCAGCGTCTGCTGTTGTTGGATTAGGTTGTACAACATATCTTTGCTCTCTTTTTGCGACAGCAGTATTAGTATCTGTATATTGGTCAACCTGAACTCTTTTAATAATTTTTTGACTTGTAACTGGTCCGTATAAGTACATCTTTGCTGTAAAACTTAAAGTGTACATTATAACTCGTCTTTCAGTAAACTCGCCATCATAACTATCTTCATATGATACATCACCTAAAACAATAGGCACATCACGCACAACCTCTAATGTTGGCATAACGTTTAATGTAATAGTATAGTCTGGTTGAAAAGTTGGTAATATTTGTTCAACAATTTGTAATGCGTCTTCACTATTTTTTGCCATAACAAATAAACTAAAACCTACATTGTATGGTACAGGCATATAAGAATTTTGTAGTGACTTACTATCTGCACCTTTTACTTTTTTAAACTTTTGTATTCTATTTAATTTTCTTGCTGGGTCATATTGTAAGGTAGTCATTTCAAAACCTATACGAGGTAATGTTAATGCTGTTGTTCTTACGTTATCTGCTGACCTTGAACTATCTTGGTCAATACGGGTTAAAAATTTTTGTTTTGGTCCGTATGCCAAAGGCACTTTCATTTTTTGTATTGTTTTACCTGTTGAATTTTTACGATAAACGTATAAGTCATTGAATAAAGTACCAAAAGCAACAACGGTCTTTCGTATCAATTCATGGTATTGGGAATCTTTAAACATTATATCTCCTAATTATCTCTTGGATCACCAAATGGATTCTTTTCTGTGAAATCAAAGATATCGTTATTTGAATCGAAATCATCAAGTCCAGCAGCTGTGTCAAAGGCAGCATTGTCACCACCAATTGGGTCTTCGTTCATATTTTCTGTTGCGGCGTCTTCCAGTAATATATATTCGATATAATCTGGATCGTCTTCGTATAGAATATTATCGCCATCTGTTTCATCAACCAAGAACTCGCCTGCTTCTGTTAATACTGCTTCTACATCGCCTACAATATTTTCAGAAAGTAAAGAGCCTGATGATGTTGTTCCGCTTTCCAATGATATTTGATTGATTAATAAATCCATAGTATCTTTGTCTAAACGACTATCAATATCAGTCACACCTGTTTCAACAGATTGGGATTCGTATTCCCATACTGAACATTTTAGTTTAAATATAGGAAGGTCGTTGATTTGATACATAGGATCTTCATCCTCAACAAAATCAATTTGGAAAAACTTTTTAAATCGTGACATCCAAATAATGTCACCTTCTCTTGGTCTATTGATTGAAAGTGTGTTTGATGTATTATCAACCAATATCTCAAATGTACGTCTTGCAACCACAAGGGTTACTTCGTCTCTTACTTCTAAACCAAACTTACCAATTAAATCACCTTGACCTGCAAAACCATTTACATCTTCTACATACATTTCAATAGCGTATGCGTCTGTAAATTTATCTGTGGTATTACCTAGTACATCATCTCTGGTAATTTCTTCTCTTGGTAAGTAATAAGTATCTTGGCCATAAATCTTTAATTGTTCGATAATTAAATCTTCATAAAGATTTTTTTCTGCCTGAGTACCATTACTGAAATAAGTATTTCTCATGGTTTTAACCCATCATATAGTTTGGTGGTAATTCGTATGATAGTTGTATTTGCTCTTCTAACTTATTAATTTCATCTTGTGCTTGCGTATATATTTGTTCACCATTAAGTTGAACGCCACCTAACATAGCAACGCCTTGAAATTTAGATAAGTTTTGACCCCATTGTCTTTTGATTAATTGTATTAAATATTTCTTTAAAAATATATCATCAAATACATCCGTAAATGTAGAACCATCTAATTTACGATAACATTCAATAATTATAAAATCACCAGCGTCAATGTCATTTTTCCAATCCATATCAATATACAATCTATTTTTATGTTGATTAAATCTTAATGGTCTTTCACCAACAAGTATATGGTCTAACATATCTAAATGTCTTAAAGTCATATCATAGTGTATAATACTTGTAGATGAGAAATCATATAAATCATTTAATCTTAACTGATATCTAACATCAAATAAATTTAATGCAGCCTTATCTGTAAAAGGAAATATTTGAACTACTGACATTACGTTTGAAGGCATAGGTATATAATTCTTACCTTCTTTAAAACTTGCTGTGACCGTGGAATCTGCTGTATCTGTAACCGTAGATAGAGTTTCATCACTTCTTGCTCTTGTAACATCATCTGCTGTAACTTGATATTTAAGATACATTCTCTCTACACCATCATAATGGTATTGAGCAAAATATTGTAGCGCTTCGTCTATTCTATCTTCTACTTGGTCGTCTTCTACATTTATCTCAATTACAGGTTTACCTAATGCTCTTAAGGCATACTGTTTAAGTGTTTCTCTTGTAGTTATTGGGTTATTTTGTGCCATGTTATAGTCCTTATTAGACTATTTATATTATCCTAATGCTATCGCTTGTGCAATTGCAAAAGAAGATGACGCTTTTGCGTCTAATTGTGTTTGAACATTACTAGATACACCATCTAAATGACCTATTTCTGTAGCAGTTACAGCACTTACAGATACATCACCACTACCATCAGATACTAATGCTCTTGAATTTGTAAGATTTTCCATCTTACTAAATGCGATTGCGGCACTGGATTTAATGTCTGCATTTACAATATTTGTGATTGTGTTATTATCACTATCAATACTTTTATTTGTTAGTGTATCAGTAGTTGCTTTACCTACTAATGTGTCAGTTGCATTTGGTAAAGATATTGTTCTATCTGCTGTTGGGTCTACGACTGTTAATGTAGTTTCAAAACTATCATTTGTTGCACCCTCAAATATCATTACAGCGTCTTCGAGTAATGTTAATGATGTGCCTACAGTTGGTGTATTAATAATAGGGCTTGTAAGTGTTTTATTTGTTAATGTGTTAGAACCTGCCAGGGTTGCAAAACTATCACTTTGTAATGCACTATTAAATTCTGCTACTGAACCTGTTAATGTGTTATTTGCTAAATCAATAGATTTATTTGTAAGTGTTTCTGAACCTGTTAATGAAGCAAAACTATCACCTTGCAATCCTGCATTAAATT